ACGATATAACAGAAGAAGAAGCACTTTATAACTTCTATGAACAAATGATAATAGGAGACACAGCAGACAATGTTAACTATTGTAAAGGGTACGGTGTTAAATTTACTGAAAAATACTTAGTTGATTGCATTACTAAATATCAATACACTAGAAAGGTGTTTGAATTGTTTAAAAAAATACACAAAAGCAAAGCAAGAGAAAGGTACTTACTTTGTTATAACCTTTTAAAACTTAGAACTAAGTAATAAATAAAAGATATGAATGCAGAACAGTATTTAGAAAGGATTGAAAATAAAAGGCTTAACAGTACACCATTATACAGCCGAACAGAAATGATTGACTTTGCAGAAAAGTATGCAAAGCAATTAAATATACCTTTTTTTGTGAAGCAAATCGACCAGCATTGTGAATTTAACGAAGGACAATTTAACAGTAAGACCGTTGATGTAGAAAAAGCAGCGGATAACTATGCACACAACTACTTTAATATGCACGAAACAAATAGTTATAAAGAACTAAGAAAAGGGTTTATTGCTGGTGTTGAATGGGCAAATAAAATATAAAGAGAATGAAATATATGGGAGGAAAAAATAGGATAGCAAAGGAGATACTACCTATTATTTTAAAAGACAGAACGCAAGGACAATACTATGTTGAATTAATGGCAGGAGGTTGTAATGTTATAGATAAAGTAACAGGAAATAGAATTGCATCTGATAAAAGTGAATACCTTATGGAAATGTGGTATGAATTAACTGAGGGTAAAACATTTATTGAAGAAATACCAAAAGATTTATATGATAGAGCAAGAACCGAATTTAACAATAAAACTAACAATGAATTTACTTTAGCAGAAATTGGATGGATTGGATTTATGGCTTCTTATAATGGTAGGTTCTTTGATGGTGGATATAATGGTAATTACAAAAAAAGAGATTACACAAAAGAAAGCATTGATAATATTAAAAAACAAATAGACTCTATGAAAGGAGTTGAATTTAGTAGTGGAAATTATAACGAAATAATTATACCTAATAATTCTATTTTATATTGTGATATACCTTATGAGGGAACAAAACAATACGCAACTTCTAAAGACTTTAATTATTTAGAATTTTGGGAATGGTGCAGAACTAAAGCCAAGCAAGGACATAAAGTATTTGTAAGCGAATACAAAGCACCTAAAGACTTTAAATGTGTTTGGAGCGGAAATATTAAATCTTATATGAAAGCAGGTAGAAGCGAAATAGTAACCGAGAAACTTTTTACGAATGAGTAAGCCGACCGAGTAAGTGGAGGTTTTTAAAATTATTACTTACAACTAACCGATATGAGTATGTTTTAACATTAAAAAAATAGAGCCATAAATGAACATCAAAGAAGAATTTTATCTTATAGCTTTAGAGCAAATATACAACGGTGCGCCTCTTTACATAATAGAAGAGATGCTAGTTTATTTAATACAACAAGAACAATACCTAAAATGTGCTGGTGTTTACAAAGCACTTGAATTTGCTAACAGTAACACAATGCAATCAATAGAAAAAGAATTAGAGATATGATAAAAGACATTTACAACTACGTAAACAATTACTTAAATATAGACATAAGCAGCAGAAGTAGAAAAAGAGAATATGCAGAAGGTAGAGCATTATTTTATTACCTATGCAGAGAAAATACCAACCTTACCCTAAGAGAGATAGGAGAGTACGTAAACAAGAACCACTGTGCCGTTTTAAATGCTTTAGGTAATACTTTTCCCACTATAACAAATAAGGCTATTAAAAGGGCTATAAATGACTTTAATCAAATAGATTTAAACTCTGATGAATTACAGTTGATAGAGGTGCTGAGAATTAATAATTTGTTAAAAATAGAGAACAAAGAATTGAGGGAAAAAATAGAGACACAAATAATAACAGACACAAACATACAGCCTAAGCTAAATGGATTAACTCCTTCACAATTTAGTAGAGCAATAGAAAGAATAAACGCAATGCTATTAATGATAGGTAAAGAGGCAGAGCTAATAGTAATAAAAGAAATGGAAGGGGCAGAGTTGTAAAAAAACTATAATATGGAACTAACAGAAAGGCAGATTTATCTAAAGATATATTATTTAGAAAACAAAGAAAACAAAGAAAACAAAGAAAAAAAAAAGATTTACGCTAAGAAATACTACCAAGAAAATAAAGAGCAATTATCCGCAAATCATAAGATATATAATCAAGAAAATAAAGAAAAGGTAGCGGCACAGAGAAAGATATACCTCCAAGAAAATAAACAAGAAAAAGCCTTATATTTTAAGAAATATTATTTAGAAAATAAAGAAATAAGTAAAAAATACTATCAAGAAAACAAAGAAGAAAAAGCTGAATATCAAAAGATATACTATCAAGAAAACAAAGAAAAAGTAAATGAATACAGAGTTAACTATTTTAATTCACACCCAATTAGAAAATTAAGGTCGAGGCTTAGAAGCAGAACTAACTCGTTTTTTAAATACAAAGGATATAAAAAGAAAACCAGCACAGAAAAAATATTAGGGGCTAATTGGAAAACAGTAGAGTCTTTTATGGAAGCTAAATTCGTAGATGGAATGAATTGGGATAATATAGGAGAATGGCATATAGACCATATAATACCTTTATCTTCTGCAGAAACAGAACAAGAAATTATTAAGCTATGTCATTATACTAATTTACAACCTCTTTGGGCGTTTGATAATTTATCTAAAGGTAATAAATTAGACTGGGTTAAAGAGTAAAAAAATAGAGCCATAAAATGAAAATATGTCCTAAATGCAAAGAGACAAAAACAAACCTAGAGTTTCATAAAGCTAGAATTAGACCAGATGGTCTTGCCTCTTATTGTAAGTTATGCAAAAAACAACTTGACAGAAATTGGATAATAAAAAATAGAGACAAAAGAAATCAATACATAAAGCTAAAAAGACTCAATGACCCTTTATATAAAATAGAAGTCAATTTAAGAAATAGAGTGTATAAATCATTTGTTAGAATAAGTAAATCAAAACCAACTAATACAAATAAAATACTAGGAGCAAATTACAGCACTATAAAAAAACATATAGAAAAGTTATTCACAAAAGGAATGAATTGGTCAAATTATGGGCTATGGCACATCGACCATATAATACCATTATCATCTGCTCAAGACGAAAAAGAGTTAATTAAATTATTTCATCATCTAAACACACAACCTTTATGGGCTGCGGACAACTTAAAAAAGTCAAATAGCATACAAATAAAAATAGAGCCATAAAATGAAAGAACAATATATACTAATGAGAAAACAAAAACAGTTTGATTACCAACTACTATATAACTACTACATAAGTAAAGGAGGTAATATAGACCCTAATAACTTTATAAGAATAATAAACACAGTAAGAAAAATAGACATACTAAACGGACTAGACTCTGAATTTGGTTTAGTAGCCTTACAAGACAAACAAGGAAAAGAAATAAAAGTGATTTAACAAACAGCCAAGCAAATTGTTTTTAATTAGTAAACTAATCTAAACTGATTATGGATAACAGAGTAAACAACAAAGGCACTATAGGAAACAAAGGAGGCAGACCTAGCAAGAGTGACGAGGTTGCAATGATTGAAAAGCTAACGCCAATGTTAAGCAAAGCATACGAGGCATTAGAAAAAGGTGTAGAAGCTGGAGACTTTAAGTTTGTTCAGTTATACTTTAATTACTATGCTGGTAAGCCAAAAGAAACTAGAGACTTAAACGTAAACCAAGAACAGCCTATTTTCTACGTAGGAGAAGAATAAGAAACTTTATGGATGAATTTGTAGTAACTACTGCAATTAAAAAGATGTACGCTTTAAAGGCTCGTAAAAGGGTTATTCAAGGGGGTACTTCTGCTGGTAAGACTTTTGGAATACTTCCTATATTAATAAACCAAGCTATAGAGAATCCAGACTTGGAAATATCTGTAGTAAGTGAGTCTATACCTCATCTACGTAGAGGTGCATTAAAAGACTTCTTAAAGATTATGTTAATGCTTAGGGTGTATAGGGATGGGCAGTTTAATAAAAGCACCTTAAAATACACCTTTGTAAATGGAAGCTACATAGAGTTCTTTAGTGTAGACCAACCCGACAAGCTAAGAGGGGCTAGGCGTAATGTACTTTATATTAACGAGGCTAACAACATACCCTTTGATGCTTATAATCAATTAGCGGTAAGAACAAGCGGTACTATATGGATTGACTTTAATCCAACATCAGAATTTTGGGCACACAAGGAAGTACTAATAGAACCAGATAGCGAATTTGTTATATTAACCTACAAGGATAATGAAGCATTACCAAGTACTATCATAGAAGAAATAGAGAGAGCAAAGAAGAAAGCTACCACATCTACTTATTGGTCTAACTGGTGGCAAGTATATGGCTTAGGTCAAGTAGGTTCTTTAGAGGGCGTATGTATCACAGACTGGAAAGAATTAAACACATTACCAGAAGAGGCTAGGTTACTATGCGGTGGTTTAGATTGGGGGTACAGCAATGACCCTACAAGTTACATTAGACTATACAAATGGAATAACGCTTATATATTTGATGAGGTCTTTTATCAGAAGGGTTTACTTAACTCAGAGATAAGCAATCTATTAAAGACACACGAAAGCACAGAGTTAATATACGCGGATAGTGCAGAGCCTAAAAGTATAGCAGAACTAAACAGCTACGGACACACCTTGCTTCCAGTATCTAAGGGTAGAGACAGTATTGTATATGGTATAAACCTCATCAATCAAAATGAGGTATATGTAACCGCTAGAAGTAAGAACCTTATAAACGAATTAAGAAACTACATTTGGTTAAAAGACAAAGAAGGTAACAAATTAAACAAACCTATTGATGCTTGGAACCACGCAATAGACAGTTGTAGATATGCTTTAACTAGCCAATTAGCAGACCCACACAAAGGGGAGTATCATATATATTAAATATTATACCCGATAAGGTATGA